GATGGTGCGGCGCGGGTTTGAGGTTGAGGGGGTGGATGATGATGCCGTGATGGCGGCGCTTGAGGGCCTGAAACTAGATCAAGCCCTTGGCAACGCACTCAAATGGGCCGATCTTTACGGCGGCTCGCTTGTGGTCATGCTCATCAATGATGGGCAGGATTTTACCCAGCCGCTCAATCCTGAGAATGCCAAGGAGATTGAACAGTTGCGGGTGTATGACCGTTGGCAAGTGTCGCGCCATGCCAAATACACCGACCCAATGGATAAGCGTTTTGGGCAGACTCAGATTTACATGATCAGCCCGCTGACCGGGGCGCCATATTACGTCCACGAATCTCGCTGCATGGTTTTCGACGGTGCGAACGTGCCAGACCGCGTGCGCGAGCAGAATGACGGCTGGGGTGGGTCTGTGCTGCAAAAGTGCTATGACCAACTTGTTCGCCTGAATATGGCTCACATCTGGGCCAATGCCCTGATGGAGCGTGCGCAGCAGGCAGTGCATGGGATTCCGGGGTTGACCAACATTCTCCGCGCTCCCGGTGGCGAAGCCCTCGTGCTCCAGCGCATCGACTTGGTTGACATGGCCCGGGGGATCAATAACACCGTCGTGATCGACGGCGAAGAATCCTACGACCTCAAAAGCACCGCGCTCACGTCTGTGCCTGATCTGATGGACCGACAAGCCGATGCCCTGTGCGCGGTCACGGGTATGCCAAAATCACTGCTGATCGGGCAGCAAACTGGCTCCCTCAATTCTGGATCGTCCGATCTTGAGAACTGGTACGCCCGCATCGGGCAGCGTCAGCGCCAGGCTCTTGCCGCCCCGGTGGATCGCATCGTGGGCATTGTGCTGCGTCAGCTTGGACTCTACACCCCTGACTACCGAATCAAGTTCTGCCCGCTCTGGGTGCCATCCGAAAAAGACCGCGCTGCGACCGACAAGACCGAAGCCGAAACCGCCAAGATTTACCATGACATGGGCGCGCTGGATGCGTCCGAGATTCGCATGGGCTTGGAGCACAAATATCACATCGACCCGGTGGAGCAGGTAATTGGCGAAGAAGACCCTACTGAACCCGCCTGACAGCGCCGAGCGGGAATACACCCGCGCCCTGCTGCGCCTGTCGCGCCAGATTCGGGGCGATGTGACGCAATACCTGTTGCCCCAATTGCCCCGCCTTGTGGAGCAGGGGCAGCGGGAGTTGCGTGGGGATTCGTTTTCGTCTGACCTTGCCGCGCTGCTGCTTGAACTGGCGCAGCTTGCCCTGTCGCTTGTCAATGTGCAGGTGGCCACGTTGCCCGGCAGGTTTGAGGCTGTGTCCAAGTGGAACGACACGCAGTTTCGGATGGTCGTCAAGGCAAATACCGGGCTTGACGTGCCCGATGTCGTCGAGCGTCCCGGTCTGGGCGTGAACGTGTTCCGCAACGAGAAGTTTTTGCAGCCGCTTGCCGAGAATTGGGTCAAGGCGAACACCGACCTCATCAAAACCCTTCCAACCAAGCTGCACACCGACCTAGAGGGGATCATTCGCCGGGGCGTGATGAATGGTGCAAGCGTCAAGCAATTGACCGAGCAGATCAAACACCAATATGGCGTCACGGATTACCGGGCCAAGCTGATTGCGCAAGACCAGACGTTGAAGCTGAATGCTGACCTGACAAAATACCGGCTTGAATCCGTGGGGGTCAAGCGTTTTGTGTGGCGCAGCGTGCAAGACAGCCGGGTGAGGCCTGAGCATGTTTACCTCAACGGCAAAACATTTGCCTTTGACAAGCCACCCAGCGAAGGCCTACCGGGCCAGCCGGTGCGCTGCCGGTGCCGTGCCGAAGGGGTTTGGGAGTAATTGCCAATACCCGTCGAATATGGTATAAATGCCGCATGATCGTTACCCGCTATGACCGCGCCACAATCAAAGCCCGCCGCACTGACGAGGGTTTTATTGTAGACACGCCCATCGTGGGCCGGGTGGGTATTCAGGTCTACCAAAATGCCGACGGGTCTATCCGCCGAGAGCTTCGCCCACCGGAGGAGGTTTTCCACCCCGATGCGCTGGCATCTATGGCGGGTAAACCCATTACCGACGATCACCCCAGCGAACCCGTCACCTCGAAAAATGCCAAGGCTCTGACCATCGGCGTGATTCAGGGGGAGGGCAAGCAAGATGGCGATAATGTGGTCGCCCCTATCGTCATCCATGACGGTGACGTGATCGACAAGATCACCAACGGCGGCAAAAAGGAATTGTCGCTTGGCTATCGTGTCGTGCTCGACATGACGCCCGGCGAGTGGAATGGCCAGCAGTATGACGCCATCCAAAAGGATATCAGGGTCAATCATTTGGCCCTGGTGAAACGAGGCCGGGCAGGTAATGCCCGCCTCAATATGGACGGCAGTGATGCCGTTGTTTTGACCCAAGACGAGGAAACGATGCCTGAAAACCTGAGCCGTATTCGGCTGGATAACGGCCTGGAGTATCAGGCCGCTCCCGAAGTGGCCGTGGCTTTTGACAAGCTGCGCGCCGATCATGACCAACTGAAAGCCGACGCCGACAAGCTCGCCGCCGAGCGCGATGCCCTGAAGGCTGGCGCTGTGGATCTGGCTCAAGTCAAGGCTGACGCCCTGACCGAAGCCCGCGCTGAAATCAAGGCCCGCGCCGCGCTGGAAAAGGCCGCTGAAGCCTTCAAGGTGGACTGCACCGACCTGAGCGACCGCGCCGTCAAAGAGGCCGTTATCAAGGCCGTGCGCAAGGATGCCGACCTGTCTGCCAAGTCGGACGCCTACGTCGATGCCGCCTTTGACCTCGCCGTCGAAGCCCGCAAAGATGCCGCTGTGGCTTCGCAGCGTGAGGCAGGTGTGCGTGGTGATGCGGCTCCTGCCATCTCCTCGTCGCGTCAAAAGTACCGTGACCACATGAATTCTCTGGGCAAAAAGGACTAAGCCATGCAAAGCACCATTTCTCAATACGGCGCGGCCGCTTTTGCTGGCATGCTGGACGGCATCGGCGAAAAGAACGTGCTGTCTTACGCAGCTGAAGAAGCCATCCCCTTCGCCTACCCGGTCATGCTGGGCACGTCGAAGGAAAAGCAAGTCAAGAAGGCCACTACCGGCGCCGCCGCCGTGGGCTTCGCTGTCGCCGATGGCGCCCGTGAGCAGACCTCTGCCGGTGTCGTGCAGTACAACCAGTTTGAAACGGTCAACACCCTGACCCGTGGTCGCTTCTGGGTCAATACCAACGACGCTGTCGTAGCTGGCGCTGTCGCCAACCTGGTGACCGCCTCCGGCAAGCTGACCGACGAAGCCGTGGCCGCTGGTACCGAAGCATTCACCCAGATCACCGTGCGATTTGTCACCGGCACCACTGCCGCCGGTCTGGCTCTCGTCGATGTCAAGTAATAGGAGCACACAATGCCTGAAATGAACTACGACGCCGCCGACCTGCGTGCCATTGAGGCCAGCGGCCGACTGGACGCCAACGAATCGGTGTTTTTCGCCCGCCAGCTGGAACACATCCGCTCGCAGACCTACGACATCAAGCGCGCCAATCTGTCGGCCCTGAACCTGATGCCTGTTGACACTTCGATCCCCGAAGGCGCCAGCACCATCACCTATCGCCAGTTCGACACGGTTGGCATGGCCAAGGTCATCGCCAACTATGCCAACGACTTGCCCCGCGCCGATGTGGTGGGCAAGGAATTCACGTCGCCCATCCGCTCGATCGGCAACGCCTACGGCTACTCGACCCACGACATCCGTGCGGCTGCTTTTGCCGGTGTGCCCCTGAGCGCCAAGCGCGCCAGCGCTGCCAAGCGTGCCCACGATGAGAAGATCAACGCTCTGGCCTTTTCGGGCGACACTGAGCATGGTCTGCCTGGTCTGCTGACCAATGCCAACATCCCCAGCGTCACGCTGGCCGCTGACGGCACCGGCTCTAGCAAGACCTTCGCCAGCAAGACCGCTGACAAGATCGTGCGCGACATTTCGGCCCTGATCAACACCATCATCACTCAGTCGAAGGGCATTCATGCCGCGACCGAAGTGTGGATGCCGATCAGCCAATTCGCCCTGATCTCGACCACGCAAAACAGCGTTGCAAGCGATACCACGGTGCTGGCCTTCCTCAAGTCGGTTTTCCCCGGCGTGACCTTCCGAGGCGTGATCGAACTGTCTGGCGCGGGCGCCAGTGGCACCGATCGCATGATCGCCCTGGAAAACAGCATGGACAATTGGCAACTGAACATCCCCATGATGTTCCGCCAATATGCCCCGGAGCGTGAAGCCCTGGACTTCACGGTGGCTTGCGAATCGCGTTTCGGTGGCGTGACCATCGAATACCCGCTGGCTTTTGCCCAAGCCGACGGCATCTAAGCCAAACCGGCTACAATGAGGGGGCTTCGGCCCCCTTTTTTATTGCCATCAACCGTAGGATAATCAACCATGCTCATCAAAAACATCTCCGCTCGCCCCCATTGGATTGGTGACGTGTGTATCGCGCCTGGCGCCGATGCGGCCGTGCCTGAATCGTGGCGCGGTGCGCTGAATAAGGATGAGCTGATCGAGGTAGTTGAGATGGTGGCGCCGGCTGTGGAGGATGAGTCGCAAGACGACGCGCCAGCCGACGCACCCAAGCGCCGAGGCCGCCCCCCGAAAGTCCAAGCATGACGCCCCTAGAAGCCTTCCGCATCGCCGCCCCTGAATTCGCCGCCGAGTCTGACGCGACGGTGAATCAATATCTCACGATGGCCACGCTGTATATCAACGTGGCCGGGTATCCCGTTGACGCACAGCCGCTTGCCCAAGCGCTCAAGGCCGCATCGCTTATGGTGCTGCGCAAGACCTCGCTAACGGGCGGGTCTGCTGGCGGGGCCATCATCGAGGAGCGCGAAGGCGACCTGACGCGCAAATACTCCGAAGCCTCTAGCAGCACGATCACCGACATCTATTCCTACCAGCTTGACCAACTCGGGCTGGCGTATTTCGGCCTGGGGATCATGACGAGATGAGCACGAAGGACATTGATCGGGGATGGGCGCGGATTCGGCGAGAACTGGCGAAAGCCAACAAGCTGGAAGTGGCCGTAGGCATTCTGGAAGGCTCCGAAAACGCCGACGGCTATGCCATTGCGGAATATGCAGCCGCAAACGAATACGGCACCGAGAATATCCCATCCCGCCCTTTCATGCGGACGGCCTTTGACGAAAACCGCCCCGATATTGAGCGCGATATGCAAGCCCAATATGGGGCCGTGTGCTCGGGTGAGCGCACCGCTCGGCAGGCGTTGACGGTCATCGGCATGAAGCACGTGGAGCGCACGAAAAACACGATCACCAACCGCGACTTTCTGCCCCGCCTGGCCGACTCCACGGTCAAAGCCAAGAAGGGCAGCACTAAGACTCTGGTGGACACGTCAGCCATGGTCAACGCTGTGCAAATCTCCGTGAGGCCCAAAGAGTGACCTTCCGCATTGCCAAAAGCATCCTGACCGAAACACCCGGCGCCTACGTCGATGGCGTCTGGGTGGCCGGTGTGCGCTCGTCCGGGGCAATCTATGCAAGCGTGCAACCCATCGTTCAGGGGCAGGATATGCAAGCCTTGCCCGAGGGTCGTCGCTGGTCTGATTACGTCAAGGTCTACACCGACACCAAGCTGCAAACGGTCGAAGACGGCAACGGCGTGCAGCCCGATTTTGTGGTGCATGAGGGCTGGGCCTATGAGCTTGTGAGCGCGTTTCCGTACCGCTCTGGTGTGATCAGCCACTACAAATACCATGCCGTCAAGTCCTTTGCCGTCACCAATGTGGCCGACTGGACAAGCGGCGCCATCGTCAGAAAGTAAGCCATGTCGTCTAACATCAATGCAGCGATCCCCCCACTTGGTGCGGCCACAACTTCGGGCGTGCGGGCCAATTTCTCAGCTGCAAAGACTGAAATTGAGGCTCTGCAAACCCGCACGGGGTTTGTGGATTACAACGACCTGACGACCAGCACCACGCCCATCGCGGTGGCGGCATCGACGTGGACGAAACTCACGAACGACAAGGCGGGGGCGAATACCAAGATTGACGCACTGCCGTCCGGTGTCACATCGGTGTGGAACACCACGACGAATCAGCTTGACCTGTCGCAACTGCCCATCAATACCACGGTCGAAATCAGGGCTGATATTGTGGTGACGACGACGAGCGCAAACCAGATCGTCAAGACGGATATTCGGCTTGGCATCGGGTCTGGTATTGAATTCACGCTTGAGAACAGCGAGACTCAATTCAAAACGGCCGGAGCGCACAAGATGGTTGTCATGTCCGGGTTTTACATCGGCTCCAGCACTGTCCGCACCACGCCGGGAGAACTCCGAATCTGGTCTGACGCCACGGCATCGGTCAAGGTCAACGGCTGGTATATCCGCATCGTGAAGGCGCTGTAATGGACACGCTCAAGCCAGACCTGTACGCTCTTGTATCGGCTCTGGCCGGTGAAACGGTGATTTGGGCTGACCAGAATAGCCCACGCCCTGCGCTGCCATACTGGACAATGCGGCTAAACGTCATCCCGACTTTGGGTAGCGCGGGGTATAGCCAAGGCGCGACCGTAGACGGCGACCAGACCATTTACCGCACGAACGAGGCCACGCTGGCCTTGCAACGCTTCGGCACCGACTCCGAAATCAAGTGCCATGCGCTGAAATCCGATCTAGACCGAATGACCGTGATCGCGGCATGGCGCGCCAAGAAGATCGCGTGTTTCAACACCGGCCCGGTCAACAATATCACACTGAAACTCGACAATTCGACGATGGAGCCCCGCGCCGCCGTTGACCTGTTTATCCGATTCGGCACCCGCGTGCTGGATCGTGTCGGAATCATTGATACTGTCAGAATCGAAGGCGAATACCCCGAGGCTGAGTCGGCATCGGTGATTGATACTGTGGTGGCAAGTGGTGTTGTCTAAATGCCCCATTTCTGCTATAAATACCCCCATTGAATAGGAGCCAAGATGGCATCGCTTGACGATATCGTAAACGTGCAGATTGCTCTGCAAACCACGGGCGTGACCCGTGGTGAATTCGGCGTGCCCATGATCGTGGCCCCGATGATGAATTTCACTGAGCGCGTGCGCGTCTACACCAGCTACGCCGCCGCCGCCGCCGACAAACTTCCGCCCTCGATGCTGACCGCGCTGTCGGATTGCTTTGCGCAAACCCCGCGACCGAAGAAGGTCAAGGTCGGACGTCGTTCGGTGCTCAAGGCTGTGGTCGAAGTGTCAGAACTGCTGAATCTCGGCACCTACACCATTTCCACCGACAACGGCGAAACCTACAGCTACACCGCTGACGCCAGCGCAACCGCCGCTGAAATCGTGGCCGGTCTGGCTGCTGCGATCACGGCTGACACGAACGAAAAAATCACGGGCACGGTTGCGGGCAACACTTTGGAGCTGGCCTACATCTCGCAGACCGACCGCGTGGGCGTCACGCTGGGCACCGGTCTGGCTTGGGGCTTGATCTCGCCGCTGTCGGCGTCTACCGCTGTGGCTGATGACCTGACCGCCATCCTCGACGAGGATGCGACTTGGTATGGCCTGGTGATGACTGAGCGCGTCAAGGCTACCCAGCTTGCCGCCGCCGAGTGGACCGAAGCGAACGAAAAATTGTTCATCACCGCCACGGCGGATGCTGACGTGCTGGTGCCTTCGACCACGACCGACCTTCTGAGCACGCTCAAGTCAACGCGCTACTATCGCACCGCCGCGATGTATCACACCAATGCCGCGACCGAGTACCCCGACGCCGCATGGGCTGGCCGTGTGTTTACCATCCAGCCGGGCGGCGAGACTTGGGCGCTGAAGGGCCTGTCTAGCATCACCCCTTCCAAGCTGACTTCGACCCAGCGCCAGACCGTGCAAAACAAGGGCGGCAACGCTTTCGAGTTCTACCAATCCGACGTTGCCCTGACCGCGCCCGGCAAGGTTTCGGCGGGTGAATGGATCGACGTGATCCGATTCCGCGACTGGCTCAAGGACACGATCCAAGTCAATATGACCCAGATGCTGATCAACCGCGACAAGGTGCCATACACCGATCCCGGCATTCAGCTTTGCGTGTCCAATCTGCGCAAGTCGCTGCAAGAGGGTCAAAACGTGGGCGGCATCGCTCCCGACGAACTCGACTCAACCGGCGCCACTGTGCCGGGCTTTGTGATCACTTACCCCATCGCGGCCGATCTGGCATCCAGCGTCAAGGCCACCCGCGTGCTCGCGCTGGGC